AATTCAAAATATAAGGCATTTTTCTATAATTGGCTAGGTGAAGGTGCTAAAAAGCAATTCAAGTATGAATACGAATTGGCTAAAAATTGGTATAAAAAGGGAAGTTTGATAAAACATCTTTATGATGCTGAAATGAATGATACAGAAAAGAAATTATATGGATTAGGTGCTACAAAAGTACAACTAATGTGGCGTAGATGGAAGTTGCAAGACATTACGGAGGAACAATTCAGGCAAGAATATCCTTCAACATGGCAAGAAGCATTTGTTACAACACAGGAAAGCGTATTTGACCAAAAGCAATTAAATGATAGATTGCTATTTATACCAGAGCCATTGAAAGCAAAGGAAATAGACGATTTACCAGATATATTATATCCTTACTTAAACAAGAGTTTATTTATATACAAATTACCAAAGCCAAAAGAGATGTATTTTGCAGGAGTAGACACAGCAAGTGGACTTTCAAAAGATGGCGACTTGTCCGCTATGAGTATATTAGATTCCTCAGGGGAACAAGTTGCAGTATTTTATCAATCAGGAATACCAGTATATAAATTTGCAAATATAGTAAACGCTTTAGGAGATTATTTTAACTATGCTTGTTTAATGATTGAAAGAAATAGTTATGGATTGGATTTAATTAATAGGTTAAAACGTGAAATAGGATACCTTAACCTTAACAAAACTAAAAAATGGGATAAGACAACAGGTAGGAAAACATTGGAAATAGGTTGGAATACGGATAGCGTGAACAAAAGCAAATTAATTCAGGACTTCAAAGAAGCATTTGAGGAAGGAGTTATACTTATAAATGACAGAGAAACATTACAGCAAATGCAAATTTATATGGAGAAAAATGGCAAGCTAGGTAATGTCAGAGGAAAAAATAACTTCGATGATTTAGTAATGGCTACCGCTTTGAGTATACAATCATTAAAATTAGGACGGTATTATGTATAAACAAGTAGGGGGTTTTAATTATGACGTTAAAAGAATATATTAAAAAATACTATGATGGTTCAAATAACTGGTTTCAAGATGAAGTAACTAAACAATGGCATTTTGAAAGAGTGCAGAACATACTTGACTTGAAAGAATATTTAAGCGGAAAACACGCTATTTTATACAGACCTAATGAGCAGTATAACGGAAAACCTTATAAAACAAGAAAAATAGTATTACAGTTAGCAAAAACCTTGCTTAATTTTGAAACATCATTCCTGCTTAAAAATCCTGTAACATTAACATCAGAAGATAAACAAACACTGGAAACATTTAAGGAAGTATATTCTAAAGCAAGATATAATAGTATTGACTTCAAGATTTTAGATAAACTTGTCAAATATGGAGAAACATACGAATATGTTTATATAGACGAAAACGGAAATATAACAAGCAGGATAATTCCTGCTGAAGATAGTTATCCAGTTTTTGACGAAACAGGAAGAATGATTGCTTTTATTGAATTTTACATAGTTGATGGAATATCATACTATATATTGTATACCGAAAATGAAGTAACACAATATATAGATGATGATGGATTGAAACTTACAGGAAGGTATAAAAATATCTCAGGATTGCCAATTCAATATAAAACCATAAATGAATTAGATTCCTGCAAAGGTAGAAGTAGTTTAGAGGATTATATAAGCATAATTGATTCATTGGAAGATTTAATAAGCAAGTATCACGATGGACTATATAGATTTATTTCAGGCATACCAGTTTTAAAAGGGACAGGATTAACTACAAAAGATGGTAAAGGTACTATAGACCCTAATGCAGTAGGTTTCCTATTACAGATAGATGATACAGCAGATTTTGAAATAGTGCAGAACAAAATGGATAGTGCTTCTTTTAAGGCAGTGTATGAAATACTTATGGCACAACTGCTTAATATATCACAAACACCTGCTATTGCTATGAACGCAGTAGAAATTTCTAATCTATCAGAAACATCTATAAGAATGATGTACTCATTGGCAAGCGTAAAAGCAAGGTTAAATGAAGATGCATTAGTTGATGGATTTATGCAAAGATGGGATAGGATAAAGAAATTATTAGCATTAAAAGGTATTAATGTAACTGGTAGTATCAATTGTACTTTTGAATATGACATTCCGCTTAATGCTAAGGAAACAATTGAAAATATAACAGCACTCAAACAAAATGGACTTATTTCATTGGAGACAGCATTAAGTAGGACACCATATATTTATGATGTATCAACAGAAATGCAGAAAATCAAAAGCGATACAATAAGTAGTAGTGCAGAAAATGAGTAATACTATATGTTGTGTATAAATATTCATAAAAATGTATAAATATTCAATAGCATAATGTGAAATATGCGAAAATACAAGGGGTTGGGTGAAACGTGAAAGTATTGATATAATTCCTATTGGAATAGTAGGGATTAGTTCGCTCAATCCCGCCATGTTATCAAATGTTACAAAATTGTTACAGAAATATTACAAAATTGTTACAAACAGATTATACAAAACAAAGCACAGACGAACTAACAAGGTTCAAAGGTACAATATTCTTTCACAGGAGAATACTATACAAAAATGCTATTTTGTATAATCTCAATTATTTCCAGCAGTCAAATGCAGTAAAATCAATACTTTCAAGGAATGTATTAAGATAAATACATGAGCAAAAAAGGTATTTAGATAAAACTAATTTTTTATTTAATGTAATACAATGTATATTTAATTACATTTATAAATGCTTTGAAATGCAGTAATAGCAAGGATTACAAGGAAATATACTATTGCTTACATAATATTGATTATGTAGGAAGTGGATACCCCCTTTTTGAATTTTTTTGCAATAGCAAACCACTTTCTCACTGCTTAAAAAATTTTTGTAAAATCGGCTACAATTCAACAACATCAAGCATTTCAACAATTCAACCAAAAGTACCTACATATGCAAAGGTATTATATATGTAGGTACAAACACTTTATTTCTTGAAATGCAGTGATATGAATAGTTAGAAGAAATATTGAAGTAAAATTTAGGAGGAATTCATTATGACATATTTAGACCGTATTAAATTAGAACTTCAGGATATATCCTTTAATGATGAAGAACTAACCATATTGGCTCAAGAAAACGGTATTGCTAATCCTGCTTTAGAATATGATCCTACATCAAACACAGCAAAAAGAGCAGTATATTCAACTGTTTTAAGCGTACTAGAAGCAATTGCAAACAATCCTAATCTTATGAAGAACTACAAAAATGAAGATATATCCATTATGGACTTTGCAGAGAGTATACAAAACAGGATAGCACAACTTGAACGCAAAATAAGATTATTGCCTAGTGATGATGTATCCGATAATATAGCAGATGGTGCTAGTTGGACTTATATGTTTAGGGAGTAGCAAAATTTTTGTACTCCTTTTTAGGTATCCGCTTTTTGTGGATACCTTTTTTTTAAAAAAAACTAATAAACACAGGAGGAAATAATATGCAGATTAGAACAAATTTAAAACAAGCAAATAAAATAAAAGAACTGATTAAAAAAGAATGTGACAATTATGTTGATGGTAATTGTATTCTTTTAGATACCACTTGTCCTCAAATGGGTTGTATGTATTCAGTTTTATGCAAGTATTTTATTAATTCGGTTTTACCACTGGATAAAGACCTATACAAACAATTGCTTGAAGGTGCTGGAGAAGAAACAGGACTTTATACTAAACAATGTAAACTTTGTAAGAAACAGTTTACCACAGATAAGAAGAATGTACTGTATTGTGATAAATGTAAAGACAAAAGAAGGAAAGAAACACGCAGAAATAGTTATCATAAAAATAAGGATTAGTTTGGACAAAGTTAAGCAAATTCTAATTTTGAAATCCGCTATTTTCAAGGGTTTTAAGATTTAAAATTTTCATAGTGGGTAGGGGGTAATATATTTATATTACCTTCTATTTTACTTTGTCCAAAATTCAAAAATTAATTAATGAAATGGAGGTTCACAACGTGAACATATTTGATTTTCCGAACAATGATTATCTTTACCTGCTTTCAATGGCAGGAGATAATATATACCTAAATAACGATACAATACCAAAAAAAGCACTAATAAATAATCTTTCTGTAAATAGACAAGCAGATATTAGGACTATAGCAACAAAAGAAGAAATTAAACGAGGCGATTTAGTCAATTGGGACGGTGAAAATTGGCTTATTATTAGCGAAATAGGGCATAAAAGGTATTCTTATTATAAAGGGATAATCCAAAGATGCAATTATAACATAAAATTCAATTTTAAAGGTACAATCAAGGAATTTCCTGCTATAGTTGATAGCAAAGTATTTGACGTTGAAACAAACCGATACTTGTCTATTCCTGCTGGTAAAATTGTTGTTACAATGCAAAGTAACGCAGATAGTGAAAATATTAAAATAAACGATAGATTCATAAAAATGAAAAATGCCTGGAAGGTTACAGGGATTGATAGGACTAAAAATGGTTTATTAATGCTTTGGTGTGATTTAGACATGATTATACCAAGCGATGATGTTGTAAATGAAATAGCAAACGCAGGGGATTATGTTTATACACTTGAAATTACCAACGGAGAAACTGCAAATATTCAGGAAGGAATTACTTTACAGTTAAATGTACGGGTTAAACTTAATGATAATATAGTTGAAAAAGAAGTAATTTATTCAAGTGATAATTCTTCTATTGCAACAGTCGATGAAAACGGACTTGTTACCGCTATATCAGCAGGAGATTGTATTATTACTGCTTCATTGGCAGAAAATCCGCAAGTATATGATACTATTGTAATTACAGTTATAGCACTATCAGAGCATAATTATGTGGTAACCATTTCAGGTAAGACATCAATCGTCAAGACCACGACCGCAACATATACAGCGACATTTACAGATAACGGTATACCTATAACTGAACAATCCGAATTTTGGCTTACAGCAGACGATGGAGTATCTGAAACTACACTAGCAACTATAGAAAGCCAAGACCCAGTTGCTAATACCTGTGTAGTAAAAGCTAGTGATACATTGGGATATGTAAAGTTGTGGTGTAGGAATACAGCAGGTACTATTGTATCTGAACCTTTCAGAATCCAAATAAAGAATATTGTCTAAGATAAGTCAAATTTGATGTAGGGGTATGTTGTGTAGTGCGACATACCCTTTTTATCAAGGCAATAATCAACATATTTTTAGAATCAATTGTGCCTTTTATATAGACCTGCTAAAGTTTTAGAAAATCCTTGAAACCTGCATGAATAGCGAATTTTAGGTGATTTTTTATTAAAAAATAACATTTTTCTATTCTATGAAATAGAATATTAAACAAATTTCACATGGTTTAGAAAATCCTTGAACCCAGCATGAATAATGGATTTTAAGATTTGCTACCCCATTTTGATATAATGAAAAAGAAAACATGGAAATGTTAAGGGTTTAGAAAATCCTTGAAACCTGCATGAAATACAGTAAAATCAACAACTTTAGAGATTTTTTCTATTTTTATTTCTCAGAATGGAAGAACTAGGTATCGTCATAAATTAGAAAATCCTGTAAACCAGCATGAATAGCGGATTTGGAGAAAAAATAAATTTTTTATATAATGGAAGGATATTAATATAATATTATGGCATACCAATCAAACAAACGTCAAGCAATAATAAATATTGCAAAATATGTGCTAAAAAAATACATCAAGAGCAAAAAAATAAATGGAAACGTGAGAAGTGAAATAAAGGAAGAAAAGCGAAATAACTGATAAAACCATATAAAAGATAGATATAACAATAGTTTCGAGGTTTTTTCTAATTTTTATTTATCAGAATGGAAAATAAAGAAAACATAGACAACGTAACGC